AAAACCTCGGTTTGGGAGAAGGCTCTGCTTTGCCGGTTGGGGTGCCTGTTCCATGGCCGTCTGAAATACCTCCATCAGGCTGGTTAAAATGTAATGGTGCCGCTTTTAGCGCAGTGGATTACCCGCTTCTGGCGAAAGCCTATCCATCGCTTAAATTACCAGATTTACGGGGTGAGTTTATACGTGGATGGGATGACGGGCGAGGCGTTGATAGTGGAAGGCATATTCTCTCTTATCAACAGGGTTCAGTAGTAGTTGGTGACGATGGTGTAAGCGCAAATACACTTGTTGCAATAAATAATTTAACTGATAAAGCCCGCTGGGGCTACGATGATACACCGTTGCCAAGCATCGCGGGTATGTATGTTGCAATGACACCAGCTTCGAATGATTATCAATCTAACACTTGGCCTATGGCTGTTTATGGCATAAGTCGCCCAAGGAACCTAGCATTTAATTATATTGTGAGAGCGGCATAATGAATGATGCAAAAAAAATTTTTGACGAAAACGAATTAGCCACCTCAGAAACCACATTAGAAGTATTTAATTATGACGCTATTTCTAGAGAATACACAAATACGTCAAAGGAATATATTGCAAAAGGATTGAGTGTTCCTGCATTTTCTACAGTCAAGCCTCCGCCCCCCAAAAAAACAGGAAAAACTTGCATATATAATGATAATGAATGGTGCTTGGTTGATGACCATCGTGGTGAAGTTATATATGGCGTTTATACTCATGATGAAATAACAATAAATGAACTGGGATTTTATCCTAAGAACACTACGAATTTGAAACCCAATACAAAATTTGATGTATGGGACGGTAATGCATGGATAACCGATAAGCGCGCTCAGCATGAAGCCGAATTGGAAGCCAGCGAACAGAAACGAAAAGTATTGTTGACTAACGCAAAAACACAGATTGACCTCTGGCAGTCTGAACTGCAGTTAGGCATGCTATTAGACAAAGATAAGGCCAGCCTGATCGACTGGCTGACCTATATCAGGAAATTAAAAGAAGTTAAAATTACTGACGCCCCAGATATCACATGGCCGGTGCCACCGGAAGCACCGGCCAACTGACGTCAGGAGCCGTCGAAACATCGACGGCTTTTACTGCTGATTTGTAGGACATCCATGCTGATAATTGTGATTTATCATTATCGCTTATATCCCCAAGCAACATTTCAATCCGCCAGTCGGATGTCGTCTCTTCAATATCGTCTAAAATACTTTGCCGATGCTTCTGAGCATTAGCAATATCGGCTTCATGCTTAGTCGCCAGATCTTCGGTCCAACTATCACCATTCCATTTATCATATTGAGAAGTTGGCTTTTTGGGAGTTACACTTTTTGGATATTCACCTAACTCTGTTATGGTAAACGGGCTACCTGTTTCCTTATTATAACCGATCTCGCCTCGATGATCGAAAATATACGCCCAAGCGAGAAGGTTTTTAGTTCTACAAACAACCACGCCATCTTTTTTATCTAAGGGTGCATCGATACATGAATTAGCAGGAAGTCCTACTCCTACAGCTATAGTTTCGCTAGTAGATGAGAGATACTCACGTGAAATACAATCAAAATTATAAACGATAATTTCACCAGAATTAATGGCCAATGAATCTTCATCCAATAAATCGGTTTTTTCATTATGCAGCTCTCACAATATAGTTAAATGCAATGTTGCGTGGGCGAGTTTCATTGCCACCTCTGCTACCTGTAGTGATAACTGAGTCATATGATGAACTGTCGCCACCTGCCGGAGTCCAGTAATTTTGCCCATAACCTCCATTCATATTAAGCTCATGATTGTGCTCTCTGAAATCATCACCTTGCATAGTTAATAATGCGCGCCCACTATCGACGCCTCGACCATCATCCCATCCACGAATAAACTCACCCCGTAAATCTGGTAATTTAAGCGATGGATAGGCTTTCGCCAGAAGCGGGTAATCCACTGCGCTAAAAGCGGCACCATTACATTTTAACCAGCCTGATGGTGGCATTTCAGACGGCCACGGAACAGGCACCCCAACCGGCAAAGCAGAGCCTTCTCCCAAACTGAGGTTTTTATCCAAATGCAATTGTTGATAAAAAGCCTGAAGCATCCTAAAAACCTCGGTTTAAATGAAATGCTTTTGGGCCGATTGTTGAAAGTAAATCTATTCAGCCAAAGTACGACTTACGTTAAGCCGGCTGCTCGATTGCTAAAAATAATCGTTACGGGTGGAGGCGGCGGTGGGGGTGGCACTGCCGCCGTTGGAACCAACCAGGGAGCTGTGGGTTCTGGTGGTGGAGCAGGCGGCACCGCAATCTCTTGGTATTCAGTTGATGAGCTCGAATTTCCCATATTGATCACGGTTGGCAAAGGTGGTTCAGGCGGAGTAGGAAGTAATGAGCCGCAATCAGGACAAAGCAGTAGTTTTGGACGATATCTTTCCGCATCAAGCGGTGCCCGAGCTGCGAGCGGAACTGCATTTAACTATGGAGAGAATCGCCTGCTTTCAAATGGTGGAGGTGGCCAGGGTTATGGCGGTAATCATATGAACGTTAAAGGCTCTGCAGGAACCCCTGCTATAACCTTAAGCTCGGGCTATGAGAGTGGAGGCGGCGGTGCATCGTATTTTTGTGCGGGAGGGAATCCCTTGGCTGCCGGCTCAGCTTTTTCCGGTGATCCAGGCGCATTAGGTTCAGGAGGAGGCGGAGGATTTTCCGTTAGTAATTCATCTGCTCAAACTGGTGGGAATGGGGGCGATGGGTTGATTATCATTGAGGAATATGCATGAAAACGTATGCAAGAATTGAAAAAAATATAGTTAAAGAACTATTTTCCACTGAGGAAAAAATCACAAAGCTTTTCCATCCCGATATGCATTGGGTGGATATTACAGCAAGCGGGGTGAAAATATCTGAAGGCTGGAATTATATAAACAACACATTCATTCCGGAAAAAAAGACTAGCATCCTATAATTAAAAACCCGCATACGCGGGTTTTTTTGAAAGCCAAGCACTATTAATCGCTTAAAAAATGCATTAACAAAAAATCATGAAGCCGTAGTTAAACTCAACATTTACATTAAACCAGCTTAAGGCAAATAGGCCGAGAATTATAACTCATTGTTAAGAAAGTATTTTAACTAATAAATTATTTTTTCTTTCGCTGATGGATAGATCATACTAAACCCTTTATCTTGATAAAATAAACCATCAGCTTTATTTAAAAACATACCCGGCTGGCAAAAAACACCACTTTCTATTTTCACCATGATGAAGCCGGATATGTCAAATTCATTGTCCCTGATAATGATATTTTCGACATAATTACTACCTGTTTGAATAAGTGCGAAATTAGTCATCTGTTACCACTCCACTATGAGGATACCGGGCTGACCTACAGCACCGTTACCATTAATGCCAGTAGATCCACCTGCGCCGCCGGCACCATAACCATCGCCAACGTAACCATTTTGGCCCCCAGCACTGCCAGCAGAAGATGAACGAACTGAGCCTCCTCCTCCACCAAATGGACAAGATGCTCCTGCGCCACCACAGCCGGTTCCGATCGTTGAACCAGTCGTTCCCGCTCCATCATTGCCACTGCTTCCTCGCGGATAACCGCCACCGCCAGCACCACCGTATTGCGCAGTGCCACCCCCACCGGGATCCCCGCCATTACCGGCGCTAAGTGTTAAATAACTGCCAAAGGTTGTATTACCGCCTGTTCCCCCTGACGTCCCATCTGCGTTTTGTACTGTTGTACCTCCTGTACCACCCGCCCCGATAATCACATCAACTATCTCTCCAGATTTAACGGTTATAGCGCGCTTGATAACTGACTGCCCAGCACCACCACCTCCAGCACCACCGCCAAACTCACTGGTGTTGGTTCGGCAACCGCCGCCACCGCCGCCGCCGCCGCCAGCACATCCGGATAGATAAATAGTCGTTACACCATCAGGCACCTGGAACTTACCGCTACTGATGAATTGTTTAACGCCTCGAGAGCGCGAAATTTCATTTTGGACCGCTTCTACAAAACCGAGGTTTT